TTTTCGATCAGGTTCTCGACAAGCCCCAGCGCGAGCAAGCGCACAATGCGCTTGTCAAACCATTGCAAGGATCGAGCCAGTCCGGTGGTGTCGGCATTCTCGAGGCCGGGGTCAAGTGGCAAGGCGTCAGCCTCAATCCTGAAGATGCGCAGATGCTTGAGACACGGCGCTTCGATGTCGAGGAAATCTGCCGCTGGTTCGGTGTTCCGCCGATCATCATCGGCCATGCCGGCGAAGGGCAGACCATGTGGGGGTCGGGTGTTGAGGCCATCCTGATCGCATGGCTGACGCTGGGTATTGACCCGATCTGTGACCGGATCGAAGCACGGATTCGAAAGCAGTTGATCGCGCCCTATTCCAAGCCGCGCCGCTATGCGGAATTCAACCGCGAGGCCTTGCTGCAGATGGATTCGGCGGCAAAGGCCGGGTTCCTTTCAACGATGGTGCAGAACGGACTTATGACCCGCAGCGAAGGCCGCGCCAAGCTCAACCTTCCGAAGATGGAAGGGGCTGACCAACTTACTGCGCAGACGAACCTTGCTCCACTGGATTCGCTTGGCGCGGACGGTCCAGGAATGCAGGCGCGGGCAGCGCTTGCGGCGTGGCTGGGGATCAATCAGGAAGGCAAAAAAGATGACCAAGCGTAGACTTCCGATGGCGGACATTGCAACCAAGCCGGGCTTGCGAACCGTAACGTCGCCCTCATCGCTTGACCGGTGGAACCCCGGCGTCAAGGCGGCGGCGGAGCAGGATGGGGATGCGACAATTTCCATCCTCGATGTGATTGGCGCCGACTTCTGGGGTGAGGGCGTCACCTCCAAACGGGTGGCGGGTGCGCTTCGTGCGATCGGTGAGCGTGATGTGACGGTTTCGCTCAATTCGCCCGGCGGGGATTATTTCGAGGGGTTGGCGATCTACAACATGCTGCGCGATCACCCTGCCAAGGTGACTGTCAAGATCCTCGGGATCGCCGCTTCGGCGGCCTCGGTGATAGCCATGGCAGGCGACGAGATCCAGATTGCCCGGGCCGGGTTCCTGATGATCCATAACACCTGGGTCGTGGCAATGGGCGACCGCAACCAGTTGCGGGAGGTTGCAGATTGGCTCGAGCCGTTCGATCTGGCGGCGGTTGATATCTATTCCGCGCGCACCGGCATTTCCGCGGATGAACTGACGAAGATGCTTGATCGCGAAACCTGGATCGGTGGCAGCGCGGCTGTTGATCAGGGGTTCGCTGATGCTCTCCTCGACGCCGATGAGATATCGGCAGGGGCAAAGAACTCAGCGGGGAAAATTCACCCGGTTTCGGCCTGGCACAAGGTCGAAGCGCTGCTGGCGCAGGCAGGGTCGACCACGAGATCGGAGCGCCGGGAACTACTGGCCGCACTGAAAGGGGGCATGCCTGGCGCTGCCTCAACCGGCATGCAGGACGCTGCCGTCATCACCGAAGTTGAAAACCTATTGTCTGATATCCGGGCGATACGCGCCGGAGTCTGAAAGGAAAGCACATGTTGAAGAAAATGATGATGCCAGCGGTCTCGCTGGCCCTGCTCGCGGCTGCGCGTCCGGGCGCCGTTCTTGGCTCCGTTCGCGCCGAGGCCGACGCCGGCAAGCTGGAATCGCTTCTCAAGGACGTGAAGTCGGAAATGACCCGCGTCGGTGACGAGGTGAAGCGGACAGCCGAAGACGCCCTGAAACAATCCAAGGATGCTGGCAAGGCTTCCGAAGAGGTGAAGGCAAGGGCTGACGAGCTTCTGATGAGCCAGAAGAAGCTCGCCGACGCCCACGAGAAGATTGAGAACAAGCTCGAAGCTCTCGAAACCCGCAACCGCGATCTTGAGCAGCAGGTGGTCTCCGGCTCTCGTAATGGTGCCGAGCCGGTCAAGTCGTTTGGCGATCGCGCTGCAAATGATGAGGCGATGCGGGCCTATGCCGCCGGCGGCTCGCGTGGCACGGTCAGGATCTCGCTGCCGGTCAAGCAGGCGATCACCTCGGTCAGCCCCGGTGGTGGTGGCCTGATCTGGTCGGATCGCGAAACCGAAATCGTCGGACTGCCGCAGCGCACGATGACGATCCGCAACCTGCTGACCCAGGGCCGCACGTCCTCCAACAGCATCGAATATGCAAAACAGACCGTGCGGACCAACAATGCCGGTATGGTCTCGGAAGGCGTGCAAAAGCCTGAGTCCGATTACAAGTGGGAACAGGCTGACGCGAATGTCCGCACGATCGCGCACTGGGTTCATGTCAGCCGCCAAGCGATGGAAGATGCCGATCAGCTGCAGACCGAAATCGACAGCGAGCTTCGCTACGGCCTGATGCTGAAGGAAGAAAGCCAGTTGCTCAATGGTGACGGCACCGGGGTCAATCTCTCGGGTCTGGCCACTGAAGCGACCGCCTATTCTGCGCCGTTCTCCGTCACCGGCGAGACCATGATCGACACCCTGCGGCTGGCTCTTCTCCAGGCATCGCTTGCGGAATACCCTGCCGATGGCATCGTGCTGCATCCGACCGACTGGGCGCGTATCGAGCTGACCAAGGATGGCGAGTTCCGCTACATCTTCGCCAATGTCATCCAGATGTCGGGTCCGCAGCTCTGGGGTCGCCCGGTCGTTGCCACGCAGTCGATGACGGAAGATGATTTCCTTGTCGGTGCCTTCCGGGCAGCGGCCACGATATATGACCGGATGGATCCGGAAGTGGTGGCATCGTCTGAAGATCGCGACAACTTCATCAAGAACATGATCACCGTACGGGCCGAAGAGCGCCTGGCACTGGCGGTCAAGCGTCCGGCGGCGCTTGTTCTCGGTGATTTCGGCAACGTGTCCGGCTGATCCTGATTGGCTCATTACGTCGGGCGGTATTGGCCGCCCGATTCATGAACCAATGGAGTTTCAGATGAAGATCAAGGCATTGAGAACATTGACCGGAGACTATGGCACGGTCCGCCGCGGCGCTGTCGCCGAGCTGGCTGACGGCGTTGCAGAGCGTCTCGCCAAGCGGGGATTGGTGAAACCTGTGTCGAAGGCCACGAAGGCAAAACAGGGGGCTGCCGGGACGGCATCGGCAAACCCTTCGAAAGCCCAAGTTGGTGGCCAGACTGGGAAGGGCAGACAGTCGTCATAGTCGCAGGCGGCCCTACTGCGACCGACGCTGATCTGGATTTGTGCGAGGGCAAGGCGCGGGTCATCACCGTCAACAATTCGTTCAAACTCTATCCCGATGCCGACATCCTTTATGCCTGCGATTATGCCTGGTGGGAGCACCACAAGGGGGCGCCCGACTTCAGCGGGCTGAAGCTGTCGATCGACTGCAAGGCGGTATCCCGTCCCTGGGGGGTCCGCCAAGTGGGCATCAACAAGAAAGACGACCGGCTAGAATTGGTGCGGCGGGGCACGGTGGGCTGGGCCGGAAATGGTGGCTTTCACGCCTTGAACCTCGCTGTGCAGATGCATCCCGGAAAGATCGTGCTCGTCGGGTTCGACATGCGGATTGATCATGGTCTGCATTGGCACGGGGCGCATCCCTCGGGAATGAACAATCCTTCGCGCCGGAATGTGGAACGCTGGCGCCGCTGCATCGATGATGCCGCTGCGGTGATCTCGCGACTGGGAATATCCGTCATCAACGCAAGTCCGATATCGGCCTTGCAGGAGTATGAGAAAATGACCTTCGAAGAGGCGTTGTCATGTTGATCCGGCTCTCTCAGCCCAGTGCCATGGCTTTGCCACTGGACGCTGCCAAGGCGCATCTGCGCCTCGATAGTGATGATGCCGATTCCGATGCCTTGATCACACGACTGATCAAGGCGGAAACCCGGCGTTACGAGGACTTCACCGGACGGATTATGTCCACCACTGACTTCCGCATGACTTGCCAATCGTGGTCTGATCCTTTGGTCATCCCGGCCGCGCCAGTGCGTAGTGTCACTGCAGTCAAGTATTCTGATGCTGACCATGCTCTGCAGACGGTCGATCCCTCGGACTGGGCTTTTGTATCAACGTCATCGGGTGGAGAGATTTGGTTCGAATCCGGCTTTTCGCTGCCGACCCTTTCGACGCGGCCTGATCCGGTGTGGGTCGAATTTCAGGCCGGATATGACGATCCTGATGCTTCGGGATCTGGTGATGATCCGGAGTTGGAGGCGGTTGAGGCGGACCAGAGGACGATCAGCATGATGGTGGCCAGGATCCACGATCATGATATGGCGATACCGGACGATGAGCTTCGCAGAATCGCCGGCACAAGGAGGATCTTGCGATGATCGGCCTGGGGACTTTCGTCCATCCGCTGGCGTGTCTTGATGACAGCTGCCTGGTCGGGGAGAGGGTTCGGATCTATCAGTTTTCCAGCGTCATCCGCGGAGCCTGTATCGGGGATGAGACGGTTATTGCTGCGGGTGCATGTGTCGACGGCACCATTGTTGGAAAGCGCTGCATCGTTTCGCCCGGCGTGGATATGGGGCCGGGTTTCGAGATCGGTGACGATGTCTTTCTCGGTCCGCATGTGGTGCTTTGCAATGACTATTGGCCACGCACACACAAGAGCGGATTTGACTATGACGCTCTGCGCCGGGGTGACGTTGTTTGCATCCGCATCAGCAACGGCGCGTCGATTGGAGCTGGCGCGAAGATAATGCCGGGGCTGACGATCGGCGAAGGTGCGATGATCGCCGCGAATTCGGTGGTGACGGGCGATGTGCCGGCAAACTGCATCTGGCGTCATGGCGGTGAGATCCGTGCCATACGTGACGAAGACCGGATAGTGCGGGTGCGGCCGTGCTGACCGTCGCCACGCTGTTCTGGCGGGCGAATCAGGCATCAAGGGACTTTTCCCGGTGCTATGATGAGGTCTGGGTTGAAAAACTCTACCGAGGCTTTGCGCGGCACCTGTCGGCTCCGTTTCGTTTCGTCTGTTATGTCGACCGGGACTATGAGTTTTGCGAGCCGATCGAGCAACGGCGGATATCAGCGCAAGTTCCCGATTATTCGACCTGCATCGAACCATATGAACTCGGTGTTCCGATGATCCTGTGCGGCCTGGATACAATGATCACCGGCAATATAGACGGACTTGCCGAGTATTGCATGACGGCCACCCGGCTGGCGCTGCCTCGGGATCCTTACAACAAGCGTCAGGCCTGCAATGGTGTGGCGCTCATCCCTTCCGGTTATGAACGGGTAGCGACAACGCATTCCGGTGAAAACGATATGGTGTGGGTGCGCGGGTTTGACCATGTGTTTATCGATGATCTTTTCCCTGGCCAAGTCGAAAGCTACAAGGGGTCGATCATGCGGCAGGGGCTTGGTGATGCGAGGATCGTCTATTTCCACGGCCACAAAAAGCCACATCAGCTTTTTCACAAAAGACTGGTTCAGGAGCACTGGATCTGATGGCGTATTACCAAAGCGGCAGCAAGAGCAGGCCACGCGGAGCAGGCCAGTTTGATAAGAGGGTTGTCTTCGACAGCCCTTCGGCTTCCAGCGATGGTGCCGGTGGTACGACTTCGGGGTGGAGCGAGGAGTTTTCAGTTCGCGCCTCCTATCGGCGATTGAGAGGTGGCGAGACGGTTCTGGCGGCGCGGCTGAGCGGAGTCCAACCGACCATCATCACGGTGCGAGCTTCCAGTCAGACGAAGAGGATTGCGCCAAGCTGGCGCGGCCGCGATGCCGGTACCGGCGAAGTCTTCAATATCCGGGCGATCGTTCGCACTGATGACCGGGCCTATCTAGAAATCACGGTTGAAAGCGGGGTTGCGGTCTGATGGCATGGGTTCGGTTTTGCAAGGATTTCAACTTTTCGCCGAAGGTTTTCGGCGGGCGTGTGACGACGGCTTACCAGGCTGGGTCGGTCATGAATGTGACAACCGAATGCGCCAGGTCCGCCAAGGCATCCGGGGCGGCTGTGGCTGCCAAGTCGCCGCGGGCTAACGCCTCCGAGAAAGCCGGGTCGGATGAAGATCGAGCGTAAGCAGAAGCTACTGGCCAAGATGCGGGCGCTGCCGGCTGCTGTCCGCCAGGAGATAAACAAGGCGCTGCGGGTTGGCGCCGAGGAAATGAGCGACACCGCCCGGGCTTTCGCGCCGATGGGTGAGACAGGGGCTTTGAAGGCCTCCATCGGCTACACGTTCGGGGAGTACAAGTCGGACAACGCAAATGTACGCGGTGTCGGCGCCGGTGGCGGGGTTGGCGATCCAGACCTTTCGGTGGCCATTCATGCAGGCGATGCAAGGGCCTGGTATGCGAGGTTGGTCGAATTCGGCACAAGGGCGCATGCGATCAAGGCCAAGGAAAAGCGGTTGAGCGACGGCAGCCAGTTTTATGGCACCGAGGTGCGCCATCCGGGAACCGGCGGCCAGCCGTTCTTTTTTCCGGCTTACAGGCTGACCAAGAAACGCATGAGATCGCGCCTGCAAAGAGCAACGAACAGCGCTGCGAAAAAGGTGGCAGCACGATGATCGCGGATGAACTGCAGAAGGCAATTTTTTCGGCGTTGACGTCGGCTTCGGTCTGCTCGGGTAGGGTCTATGACCAGGTGCCTGAAAGCGCAACGTATCCCTATGTGACGATCGGTGATGAGAACGTCAGGGATGACGGAAACCAGTGTGCCGATGGCTGGGAGATATTCTTTGATGTTCACGTCTGGTCGCGGCCTGAGAGGGCGAGCAAGGTCGAGCTCAAGCAGGCTTCAGCTGCGGTCAGGAATGCGATTGTTTCGATCTCCAGCCTGACAGGATTTTCGCTCGTGTCGATGGAACATCAGGCGACTCTTTCTCGCAGGGAAAGTGACGGGTTGACCGAGCACGCTGCGATGACATTCCGGGCGATCATCGACCCGGCCTAGACCTTTTACGGGTCAATCTGCAACCACGGAGAAATCTCATGACTTCTGTACCCCGCATTTCCGGGTCGAAGCTGCTTGTCCAGATCGGAGATGCAGCCTCGCCGGAGACTTTCACGCATGACTGCCTTATCAACACCCAGCGCGGCATTCAATTCAGTTCCGACACGCAGGAACACATCATGCCGGACTGTGACAATCCGGATGATCCTGCCTGGAAAGATGTGAGCAAGGACGGCCTGTCTATCACTGTGACCGGCGCAGGCATGCTTTACACATCTTCGGTCGAAACCTGGTGGGACTGGTTCAACAGCGACGACGCGAAAAACTGCCGCATCAACCTCAATGTCGCCGGTGCCAGTGGCGGTGGTTATTGGGCGGTTCCGATGAAGCTGACGAGCATGGAGATCAGCGCTGATGACAACAAGGCAACGGCAACCTGTCAGGTGACGCTTGTTTCGAATGGCGCTGCGACATGGACGGCCAACGCCTGATGGGCCGGCACGCGGCTGTCGAGCTGGATTTCGCAGACGGGACATACACGTTTCGTCTGTCGGTTTCAGGAATCGAGGAACTGGAAGGCAAGGTCAGGCGAGGAATATTCCAAATTGCCGATGATCTCGACCCGGCGGTCCGATCAGCGCGGATCAAGACGATCAGTGAGACGATCCGAATAGGGTTGATCGGTGG